GATCACCAAACACTCCAACGACCAGATGCACGCCCGCAGCATGTTGGAACGCCTTACTCATTCGACCAAGAACATGGCCCCCAACGTTGCGCGTAAGCTGGCTAAGGAGTTGTTCCGCAAAGTCGAAGCGGAATTCGACTGGAACCTGCCCGAGAACGCACATCATCGGATGTTCCTTGACGCCTTGGAAAAAATGACCAGGCGAGGGCAGAATATGGACTCGATCATGGACGCCCCTGACTGGCGAGAGCGGTACGTCGCGCTGGTGAAGTCGTTCCTTAAAGACCAACAGAAACCCATGCTCGGCAAAGATCCGTTGGAGACAGACAAGGCCGGACAGGGCATTTCCGCATGGGACAAGACTTTAAACCTTTTGATGTCCCCTTGGACGCGGCTGCTCGAACAGGTTCTGATGAAACAGTCTTTTGGGAAGATCCGCGTGATGTCCGGTATGTCCGACCTTGAGGTACAGGCCATTATTGAGGCCGACGTTACGCCCGGGGAACGCTTCGTCGACAATGATTGGACGCAGTTCGACAGTAATCAGAACAACTTGACGCGCGAGATTTTGCTCCGCGCATTACGGCGCATTGGCACACCGGAGGTTCTACTGTCTCGCTTCGAGGAGCAAATTAAGACGCGGAAGGTCTGCTTTACCGCGCTTTCCCTCGAGGTGAATGACAAGAAGGATTCGGGCGCTCCGCACACTTTAGTCGACAACTGCTTGTTCAACCTAGCGATCTGCATGGACGTCATAGAGAATTACGAGCATCTCTACATCAAAGGCGACGACAGTCTGGCCCGCGGTCCCGCAGTGGGCTTCAATAAGGAGCGCATGGACTATTACACTGACAAATGCGGTTTTCAGTTCAAGCCTGGCAGCAGCGGCCAGTTTGTTTCGTTCATTGTCACTGAACATGGTGTCGCTTTCGACATGCCTCGCCTCGCCGCCAAAGTTCTGTCCCGTTGCTACACTAGCGAAACCGATTTTAAGAACTATCAGGAAGCGATTGGTGCCACTTTTAAGAACGTCGACCAAGATGCAGGCTACAACATGTGCCGCGTCAACGCGATCCATTACGACCATTCGACCCGAACGGACCACCATTTCGACCTTCTTCTCAGCTTCCTGCTCAGCTTCGCTCGTGGTGAAGTGCCTTTCTCGACCTTGATCCAGAAAGAGCGCTTCCAAGTGCGCGTTTCCGGACCTGCCCGCCCTACTTATGTGGCGATCGGCAGCATCCGCCCGTCCGCGCGGAAGTCTTTCCGCAAACGCGTGCAAGGGGCGCTAACCGCGCTCGTCTAGGGGGTCTTATCCTTATTTACGATTCAAAATGACCCGCCAACGACGACAGCGCCGACGCGCTACAAACAATAACACCCCAAAACCGGCGCGACCTCAAGGCAAGCGCACCCCTCGCATGAGGCGCGCTCGTCGTGCCGGCCCGAATGCGGTCGCTCGCCCGAACACGCAACCCCGCACTCAGACCCAGTGCTATTTCCAGGGCACTGAGCGAATTGCCCAGATCACGGTGCCCACTACCGTGACCCCCGGAACCTTGCTCTGGACCGCGCCTGTGAACCCGACTGTCAGCCCGCGCTTGGCCGCGGCTGCTACTCAGTTCGACTCATGGCACGGTACCATGACCCTCGAGGTCGAGACCACCGGCAATTCGTTCAGTCAGGATTATGTCATCCTGCGCCATGTTCCCAATGGAGACCCCGCGCGCTTGCCTACCAATGCGCGCAATCTCCTCAACCTTGCCGAGACTTGTGACCATCCCCAGGAATCTTATAAGTTACAACTTGACTCCAACCGTGTGGGCCGGGTTGTCGCTTCTTGGAAACAATCCTACAATCCTCGCAAACCGCTGCTGGACACCGATCCTTCGGACTGCAACAACGGACTTTTCGTCATTGTTGCCGATGGATCTCCCGGGACCACCGCTGTTAACTTAACCATCCGTATGAAGTATCAGATCCGCTTCTTCGGACCTATCGCGGTTCCCGTGGTTGTTAATTCCACGCAGCAAATCACCGGCAACGGTGGCGTTATCTCCGCATCCAATTTGCTTGGTACCGCCCCCGTGTCTGCCGGTCCCGGTTCCGTGACGGCCGCTGCTAACGTGCTGACCTTCCCTATGATCGGGAAGTACATTGTTACGTACTACGCGACTGGCACCGGCCTCGCGCCCCCGTCCGCGACGCTATCTGCGGGCGCAGCGTTTGACGCCCCGGTGTTCACGAATGTGTCGAGCGGTTCCACCGCCATGGCAACATGGAACGTCAGTGTTAACAGCTCGTCCTCCACCATGACCTTAGCGATGGCGGCGACTACGATCACGCTTAGCTACGCTCAAGTGAATCCGAACGTGGTGAACTT